TGCATATAGATAAAAGGTAGTACTTTTGACTATCCAGAGCCTACCTTATAAGTTGAACCAATTAAAATTATAAAGATTATGAACAATTCAGTTGAAACAAAGAAGGAAGAGGTTAGAAAGAACATCAAGAATACACTTGAGTCAGCCAAGATTAAGATTATTAATGTAATTTCAGTTTGTCCTGATTGGGAGGTAGAATATATCGATTTTGGTTTTAAGTCACTTAACGTTTGTTTGAATTTAAAAGGAGTCGAAAGAAACAGAAGCCTGGTAATTCGTTACCAGAAAAAAAATGGCTTCTTCCAGGAAGAGTCTTTCAACACCAATGTGGCAAGCTGTGGAGAATTTGACCTTATTGAGGCGAACGATAATCTTAAGTACTACACAGCGGTTGGAGACATACTCAATCACAAAGACATGGTTTCACTTTTGAAAGAAACTATGGTTTATTTCACAAACAAACTTATTGAGTTGCGTGAAGAATTTGATAAATAAAGAAAGGAGGATTAGTTATGACAAAGCAAGAAGAAATCGATATTCTACAGTCCTTGAAGGGCGATACCTATTTCGCTCAGTTCTTCGGTAGCAAGGACATTGATCAGATGTGTCAGAACATCAGTAACGACTTCGCCATTGAGGGCGGATGCGGATTCAGTCAAAAAGCAGAAGCTTTAGAGCGAATTAACGCAGACCTCAAAAAGGAGATTCAACAGAAAATCTATGATTTAGGAATGGAACTTATCAAGGACCTAGATAAGGGATTTGATGAGGATGCCATCTATCAGTTGGTTAAAGGCGAGGTCGGAGTAGATGCCATCATCAAGTTCAAGCGTAAGAACGATTTGGAGCTTACGGATAAGGAGATAGATTATTTGGTATCTAAACTTCCATGATTATGAAGCATATATGTAGTAATTGCATAGCTTCCGAGATATGCTATAGTGAAGGCAAGAAGCCTAATGACACTTGCCTTCATTGGGAATGGAGATATGCAGGTTTATGGTTTGATAATTAAAAAGTAAGACAATGGGAAAAGAGAAAGTTACAGTAAACGATTTGAAGGTTACACTCTCAGAGCTTGGTGTAACATCTGGCTTGAAGCAGGAAAAGATTATTCAACGCCTGCAGGTCAATGGCTGTTTGATTGCAATGGTAACAGATGTATTAGATCAGCTCATCAAGGATGAGCAGGGCATGTTTAGGCTGTTAAGCGTTCGCTACAAGCAAGAGCAGAAGATGCACTACACTCAAATGCAGGATGCAGCCAAAAAGTACTACTTCCATTTGAAACCCTTTAATAAGAGTTTCTTCGGTGATGAGAATATTTGCGCCAACCTGGAGGATAACGCAAATGACATCTATGAAATCATCAAGCTTCTTGCGGACCACACTAACGACCACAAGGATATGGAAGTGATTAAGAGAAACCTCAGAAAGAGAAAGTTGAACCATCATATTTTCGATTAAGATTATGGCAGATTATAAAGTTGAAGTAGATTTATCGGATTTATTCGATAATATGACCATCAGTGAACAGAAGAGCTTTTTAGTTGATAAGTTCTGCTCATTACCAATGAGCTCGATGGAAGAAGTGGTTGGCGAAATGTTGGAGAACCTTAATGGCGATCAGACAGCCAAAGTTATAGAAGACGCTTTTGATAACTTGCATGAGCAAGCTCAAGAGCATGTTATCAACTATGTGAACGAATAAGGCTATGATGTCGGATAAACAATATAGAGTTGCTCGCAAGGGTGTTGTCGAGCAACTTAAATTAGCTCAGAGACTTCATCGCAAGCACATGGAGCAGAAGTATAAAGAGGCTTTGGAGAAGTTAGAGAAACGCTTCTTAAAGCCGGATGCCGTTGGCTGCTTCGATTTGGGCGCAAGGGTATCAAATAGTTATTATCATCTTTGGATGGTAAAGGTTATGGGAACAAAAGTAGAAGTAAGAACTATTCCTTTGCATGGATTGTTCATCCATCGTAAGCAGGTTTGGCGGTCACTCGGTAAGCTGAGAGCTGAAAGCCATTCTACGACAGCGCAAAAGGTGTTTATGAATGAGCATAATACTGAGGTATCAACTGAGAATGCTGATTTCATTGATGGCTTGAAAGTCACTCCTTACGATGGTGAGCTGCCCAAAATATCAAAATACGTTGGTAGTATGAGTTACTACCAGTATTGTTTAACGCAAAAATTGGTTTAATTATGGAAGTAAAGATTAATATAGTGGAAATCCTAAAGGATAAGCCGCAAGGAATTAAGTTGTATTCTTCCGCTTGTGGTAAATGCAAGTTAGAAGAAGTAGATGATAAAAGTTTCAAAATATCCTTTTATAATTCAAAGTTCGGTTTTATGAATGGTGGAGAAGGGTATCTTGATAAAAATGGCAAATTGTATGATGATGGAGAGTGTATTATTTTCCCATCAAAGGAAATGCGTGACTGGAGTAAGTTCGCCTGGAAGAAAGGCGATGTGCTTATCAATAGTTGTGGATTTCAGTGCATTTTCAAAGAATGGGCATCTGATGATTATACAAAGTTCAACGGATGCTATTCTAATAGCAAGGATGGTTACGAAGACGTGTCAAATGCAGAAACAGCTAAGTTTGTCAAGTTAGATAACAATATTGCCTATGGATATGTCAGAGAGATTGAAAGAAAATTAGGTGGCATACTAAACCTTGAGACTTTGGAGATTGAGAAGACTCAGCCAGAGTTCAAGGATGGAGATATAGTGGTATATGGAGAATCAGTAGCAATATGCCGAAGGGTTTATAAGCATACCCTTAGTTTCTATATTTCTCTAAATGAAATGTTTGGATTATTATTTGCCGATGAGGTGGAATCATCTGAAGAGTATAGATTTGCTACAGAAGAAGAGAAACAGCAGCTCTTTGATGCTCTCGAAAAGGAAGGCAAGGCTTGGGATGCTGAGAAGAAACAGATTGTGGATATTAAAAAAGAACACCAATTCAAACCTTTTGAGAAAGTATTAGTTAGAGACTCTATTGATGATGTGTGGAGAGCAAGTTTCTTTAGTCATATTAAAGAAAATGATGGAAGATATGTAACTACATGTGTTACTTGGAAATTCTGCATTCCTTACATCGGCAATGAATCTTTGGTAGGTACAATTAAAGACGTGGAGGGCTAGATATGGACATAGGGAAATTAATAGGCAGTACGAAATCTGTCCCATCTATAGATTTCAATCAAGTAGTTAAGAGTGATAACCTCCGATACTGGAGAATTAGCAATGCTACTTGGGAGAAAGATAAAGTAGAACTTCATATTACCTTTGAAAAAGATGGTATACAAAGTTCCTTAGATAAAAAGTTTGATACAATAATGGAAGCTGTTGGATATTTCTACAACTTTCTTAAAACAATTTGATTATGATAGACGATAAGAAAATAGAAGCTGCTGCTAATAAGCATATTGAGACAGAGTATGCTAGATACAATAGTGGCAAGGTTGAGGATGAAATGATTTGTCTTAGGGGCAAAGATAGCTTCAAAGAAGGTGCAAATTGGGCTATCAATGAGCTATTGAAGGACTTGCTTCACCCTGCTAGCGAAGTTCCACGTAACGACAACGGAAAGGTTCTTGCGTTCTCAAAAGAATTCGGTGATAGAAAGCTCTACGACATGAACGATGAGCTTGATAAAACCACTTGCAATACATATCAAGAAATGTGGGAAGAGCAAGTCAATATATTCCATTTGTCTGATTGGATATTTATAGATGAGTTGTTTGACTTGATTACGAAAGGAGGTAAGCAATGAAAGAGCTTAAAGTTGGAGAAAGAATCACTCTTGAAGCAGTTGAGCAATATGGTTGTAGAGGTTGCTTCTTTGAGGATAATCCAGTATGTATAAAATTTGCATGTTGTGAAGGTGTACGCTCAGATGGAAAATCGGTAATTTTTAAAGAAGTTAAGGAGTAAAGCGTATGAATACAAACAGCTATTTACGAATAGAAAATGGATATGATATATCTAAGATAACTGGGGCTATTCCTCAGAATATTGGAGAAGGATTTCAGTTTGATCTTTCTGATAAAACATATACAACTATGGGTAGCTATACTAAAGACAAAAAAAGACTCATGAATATAGAAATCAGTTCTTTTTGTGGTCTTTGTGGTGGTGCAATACATTATTATGCAAAATTGCGTATTAATGTAAGCAATGTGTGTGGTAACAGCTCGGCAAGTGGATATTTGGGTGGCATTGAAATTCCAAATGACTATCAAACCATCAAAGGGGAGTTCGTTAGGCCACTCACTCAAAAGGAGATAGACGAACAACCAGATAGATGGGATTATTGGTATCAAGTAGGGGATTTAGTTAATGCCTTTGAATCTCTTAAAGAGATAGAGAGTTTAATTAAAGACCTCAAAAAGAAATTCTCTTCTAAGGACTGGAAAGTTGAGATAAGACGCAATTATTAACCGCCTTCGGGGCATAATTTTAAAAGATATGACAAAAGAAGAATTAAAAGTAAAGGTTGCCAAGCAACTAAGCATTATCAATGATGCTAACGATGAGATTTGTTCTTACGTAAATGATTACATCGAAAGTCTACCATACAAGGTTGGTGACAAAGTGAGCTGCACTAGATGTGATGTATGTTGGATTTCAAGCATTACTCCAGAACAATGGCGTAGTAGGTACAATGGTGAGATTGAAGTGAAAGTCAATCCTGCTAAGAAAGATGGTACTCGTTCCAATAGAGAGTTTGTTCTATTGAGTTGTGAAATTGATAGTATTAAGAAGATAACAATCCGCAAAAGACATAAATAATGGAAGCAACAGAAGCAAAAAGAAAGTTGTGTGAGTTGAGAAGTAGTCTTAGAGACAAAGAAGCAGACAAGGCTATTTGGATAGCCATTCGTGCTATTGACACTTGCACAAAAAATGGATTTATTGTAGAAGATTAATATGAAAATCTTGAAGCGATTAGTATATGTGTTACTTATGATTCCTATATGTACTATAGTATTCGTAATTGAAGGTTCTTTGTTGCCTTTAATCATACTAGCAATATGGGTAATAACAGGAAGTACTATATTACGAGTGAAAGTAACTAAAGGATGTAAATCATTCTATGTATACACTATTACTCAGATAGTGTATTATAGTATGGATAAGTATTTAACTAAACTATTAAAGCTATGAATAGAATTGAAGCTAAGGAATTTTATCCTATTCTGCAGGCTTATGCTGAAGGAAGGGTAATTGAGTGTAGAACCAAACCAAGTTCCATAGAAGATGAGAACGTTCCGAATGAATGGGCAGAAATAAAGGTTATAGAGTTTAATGACAATAAAGAGTATCGCATTAAGCCAAATCTAGAACCTGAGTCCGAGTACCGTCCTTTCAAGGATGCTATAGAGTGCTGGACTGAGATGCAAAAGCATCAGCCGTTTGGGTGGGTGAAAACAGGAGAGAGTATTCGTCGCTTAATAACTCTTGTAGATGTAGATAGAATACAAATAGGTAATCAAAATTTAAATTGGACTTATGCACAAGTATTCAAAGCATTTATCTTTATGGATGGTCAACCATTTGGCGTAAAAGTGGAGGAATAGTTATGTCTTGGTTAGCAGTAGATAAAGGTGGCTGTGAACATATTTTTGCAGAAAAACCTTGCAGAAATGAAAGTAATACATTATGGATTTGCTCTGTCGTATATTTATATGGGCCGAGGTACGCAAATACCGGTTGCTGTTACCTTCCTAAAGGTAGTATTGAAATGCTCATCGGAAGAGAATTGTCTTGGAGCGATGAGCCGGTAGAACTTAAAGAAGAATAGCTTATGTATAGACCGATTACAATGTATCAGATTGTTTGCGATAGATGCGGAGAAGTGTTTGGTGGCACAGATACTTGCTCTGTACTATTCAGCAACAAAGAAGTCGATATTAGTGACTACTCTGATTGGGAAATGATAGATGGTAAGCATTATTGTCCCGATTGCTACGAGGTGGAGGTCATTGATGGAGTGTATAATGTTAAAGCAA